CCAATCAATTGGCACAAAGGAGCATATTAAACTTGCCCAGCGCCGCCCTTGGCGTTGCAATAGAAAGTATTAAACCTGGCATTCCGGGCCTGCGTAGAAGCAGTGTTAAAGCATTAATGACGCAGATTGCATTCATGGAAACAGGAAACGATCTTGCTTACAGCTTAGGCCCTAGATTTGGCAGGTACGCTGTGCATATCAAGACTCTAATCAACTATGGCTATATCATTGAGAATGGTGAAGTGTGGACAAACAAAGATGGTATAGATTCGATTGCAACTTTTCTAAGTAACCAAGCAGTGCAAGACAGCATAATGGAAAGATATTTAACTGAACAGTACAAAGCATGTATTGATGCAGGAGTAATAGAAGTAGGCGATACCGGTGATGTTATTTGCGGTATCCTTGCTGTGGCATATCAGTTCCAAGATCATATATCCACCTATCGTACCAGTTTTACTATACCTGATGAAGTGTATATTACCGCTAAAGTTTCCCGAGTAAGTAATGTTGCGTTTATAAACACGTACCCTGCTACGCACAGTTTTGGTTCAGGAAGAACTGTTAATGTGGATACAGATTTAGGTAAATCCAACCTAGCTAATGTGCTACTTACTTCACTTAACGGAGTAAAAACTGTTGGTAATGTAATAAACTTATATGAATTTGATTACAGTGACCAACAAGAAGGCAATGCAAACATTGCTGTTACAGTAGACACAGGAACTGTTACCAGTTCGGCACAATATCCTGTTAGCAGTATTGGTAGCGCAAATCAATCACTAAGTGACGTGTCTCTAACAGGATTGAGAACACTGTTTGTGCAAGGATTACCAGTGCAGGTGTCTGGTGCCGGAACATACAACGGTATCTATGAAATACACACCATGACAGATACAACCAACAACAGCACCTTTAGATTAGGCAAAGCAATTACCAGTAACATTGCAACAGGCACAGTATCAAGATTGCGCAACACAGACCTAAGTTACATCATTGCACGTACATCAAATCTTGCTATACAATTAGCAAACACACTAAGTTACTTGGGCAGTGCTGACACAGCATACCAACATTACGTCGACAGTGGCATTGCTGACATTGCTGGCGATTTTACCTTAACTTCAGCAACCCCACTAAGTGAAAGGAAGCTGTACGCCACAGTCGAAGATCTAAATAACTCTGCCCTTAAAACCACACAAATTGTTCAACGTGCATTGTTTTCAAACATAAACGGAATTGCCCAGGTAACAGCCATTGGTTCAGCTGGTGCAAATATTACAGCATTAAACAATAGTATTACATCAGTTTACACTTCGTTGATAGCATCTAAAGTAAAAGAATGGAAAGTCCAAGCAGACTTAATAGTAGACAGTCAAGGCAGGCCGGGCTCACTGTTTTTTAATGCTGGCAAATATGCAGTAAAAACCAGTAATCGGTAGACATAAAAAAGAGTAAATACAGTTATGGTAGCAAGATACAAAGGTTTTAGCACAGTAAATCAAGTTAAAAAGTTCCGTCTGACTGATTATGAACTTGTTAAGCGCGACTTAATAAATCATTTCAGTATAGAAAAGGGACAAAAACTGATGAACCCAGCATTTGGTAGTATTATCTGGAAAATGCTGTATGAGCCACTCACAGAAGATACCAAAGCTGTAATAGTAGAAGATGTACGAGTTATAGCAGGTTCAGATCCAAGGCTGCGTGTGGACAGTGTGCTCATGGACGAATTTGAACATGGGTTACAGGTGCAGATTGATCTAACATTCCTTCCTGGAAATTTCACAGATAGACTTAGTCTAGCGTTCAACTCCAATACAAACAATCTAAGCGTTTTATAATATAAGCCGTTTTTAAATGCCATAAATACCTAATAACAGGTATTTGATGAGATATGGCTACTACTACACGACAAACTAACTTATTGGTTCAGGAAGATTGGACCAAAATCTATCAAACTTTCAGGGAAGCTGATTTTCAAAGTTTCGACTTTGAAACCATCCGTAAAAGCATGATTGAGTACTTGCGTACTTACTATCCCGAAGACTTCAATGACTTTACAGAGTCAAGCGAGTACGTTGCACTTATTGATCTAATTGCATTCCTTGGACAAAGTTTAGCATTCAGAACAGATCTAAACGCTAGAGAAAACTTCCTAGACACAGCAGAACGCAGAGACAGCATTCTCAAGTTGGCCAGGCTTGTTAGCTATAATCCAAAGCGGAACATACCTGCATCAGGATTCCTAAAGTTTGAAAGTATTCAAACATCGGAAACAGTGTTTGATGGATTAGGCAATAATCTCAGCAATACCTTGGTTACCTGGAACGACAATACAAATGAAAACTGGCTAGAACAGTTTACCGCGATACTGAATGCAACATTGGTAGATCAACAGTCTATAGGCAAACCAGGTGGTAGTAAAGATATAAACGGTATCGCTACAAGCGAGTATACAGTCAAATTGGCAAACAGTATAATTCCTACGCAGTCATACACAGCCAGTGTAGCTGGTATCACCACGCCTTTTGAGGTGGTTAGTGCTACCACAGCAGACAAAGAATTTGTATACGAAAACTCACCTAATCCTAACGGACTGTTTAATATACTATATCGCAACGATAATCAAGGCAATGGATCAAACGACACTGGTTACTTCTTTTACTTTAAACAAGGTGAACTGAAAAAACTAGATTTTTCTATTGCTGATAGTTTACCAAATCGGACTGTAAGTGTTAACTTTAACAATATCAACAACACAGATATTTGGCTCAGCAAGTTGTTATCCAGCGGAGTTGTTGACACAGAATGGACACAAGTACCAGCCGTTAATGCTGTTAATGTTATCTTTAACGAAACAAGCGAAAGAGATTTATACAGTGTTGCTACCAGAGCCGATGATCAGATTGACTTAGTGTTTGGTGATGGTGCCTTTACTAATATCCCAATTGGAAACTTTAGACTTTTCTATAGAGTATCCAATAACTTAACCTACAAGATCACACCTGACGAAATGAGCAGTGTGACTATTAATATTCCATACAGAGGAAGAACAGGAAGACCCGAAACACTCACAGTACGTGCGGCATTGCAGTACACAGTAACCAATGCTAATGCAAGAGAAACACTTGAAGATATAAGAACAAAAGCACCACAGCAATACTATACACAAAATCGTATGGTGTCAGGCGAAGACTATAATATTCTTCCTTACACAACATTCAGTAATGTGGTCAAAGCAAAAGCAGTTAATAGAACAAGTTCAGGAATCAGTAGATACCTTGACGTTATTGATCCAACTGGCAACTACTCCAGCACAAATATTATTGCACAGGATGGAATAATCTACGACGAAGACCAAAGCACCAATACTGTATTTCAATTTACCAGCAGTAGCGAAGTTAACTTTATTGTGCAGAACACTCTGCAAAGTTTAATATCAACTACAGAAGCAAAACACTTGTACTACAAAACAGCTACCAGGCAAGTGCCTACAGCAACTTGGACCCAGTTGTTAAGTTCTGGTGGTAGAAGTGAAGGAACTTTTAATTCAAATAACTACACGTACCTAACACAGGGAGCATTGGTAAAGTTTACTGCACCGAGTGGCCAGTACTTTGACGCTCAGAACCAATTGCAAACAGGCACACCTGTTACAGAATATCAAAGAACAACCATATGGGCTAGTATAATTTCTTACCCAACTCCAGGGATTGGTAATGCAATCCTCAGTATTGTTGTACCATCAACTGCAATTGTATCACAGGTTATTCCAGTGTTTAAATCCAGTTGGCCGACTACACTAATTACACAAATAGCAAACAATATTCTCAGCTATAAAACATTTGGACTCAGGTACGATGTCACTGAAATGTCCTGGCAAATTGTTGATGAATCAAACCTTGGAACAGGAGATTTCAGTCTGACCAATGCAGGAAGTATAACCGGAACAGGATTAGACAACAGTTGGTTCTTAAAGTTGTCATTTGCTAACGGCGAGTACACTGTACAATCACGTGGTATTAAATATTTTTTCCAGAGCGAAAAAGAAACAAGATTTTATTTTGATCCTGATGTAAAAGTATACGACAGCAGAACAGCAACAACCATACAGGATGGTATTAAGGTATTACGTAACAACACATTACCCGATAGTGCCAGTAGTTTGTTCTATAGTCAGACCTGGAGAATAGACAACAAGGTAATACAGTCTGATGGGTTTGATGACAATAGAAAAATACTTGTTACATTTCCTGACAATGAACTGGACGGCGTACCAGACGATCCAGATCTGTTTGAAACACTAGTGGACCCAGATACTAATCCTGCAACCAAGTATGTTTATTTTGTGCAATCTCTCAATGAGAACAACTTTTTAACATATGATCCAGTTGACAGAACTATGATTGTTTCTCTTTATGCAACAGAAACAGCTATCCTGGACAAGTTGTCTTTGTATACAGCTGGGACTATTTTTTATGCCTACACAGAAGACAAATTCTACGAGACATCGGGTACAGCACTAACACAAGTAACGAATTATATTGCTCGCAATGGTAGACAAGATATCATGTTCCAATATACACACAATGCACCAAATAATAGAAGAATTGATCCAAGTCCTAATAATCTAATAGACTTGTACTTGCTTACTGCTGACTACAGCACAGAGTACTCTGCGTACGTCACAGACACAAGTAACACTGTAACAGAACCAGTAAAGCCTACTGGGTCCGAGCTGAGTGTTAGTTTTGGAAGCATCGAGTCTTACAAAACAATCAGTGATAGTTTAATTTACAATGCGGCAACTTTTAAGCCGTTGTTTGGAGCCAAAGCTGATTCAGCTCTTCGAGCTACGTTTAAAGTTGTAAAAAATCCTGCAGTTACTATCAGCGATAATGAAATAAAGAGTCGAGTTATTTCTGCTATCAACAGTTACTTTGATATTGCTAACTGGGATTTTGGTGAAACATTTTATTTTAGCGAGTTGAGCGCATACTTGCACAGTCAATTGGTACCTGACATTAGCAGTATAATCATTGTACCGACTGCAACAAGCAACTCGTTTGGTGATTTATATCAAATAAACGCAGAAGCTAACGAAATTTTTGTTAGCGCCGCAACAGTAAGTGATGTACAAATTATCTCTGCTATTACAGCAGGGCAACTTAATAGAACATAGGTGGACATGTAATGGCTGTATTTAAGACTCATCGGTTTTTGCCTGAGGTTTTTCAAACTAATACAAATAAAAAGTTTCTAAACGCTACACTTGACCAATTGGTTAGTGAACCCGATCTTCGAAAGATTGATGGATACATTGGTAGAAAATTAGCCCCTACATTTAAATCATCAGACAGTTATATACAAGAACCAACAACTGACAGACAGGATTATCAACTAGAACCTAGTGTTATAATACAAAACGCAACCACCGGTGATATAGACTTTGCAACCACATATCAAGACACACTAAGCAAAGTAGGCTACTATGGTGGCTTCAACAACAATCAAAATCGTTTATTTGATAACGAATATTATTCATATAATCCCAAGATTGATCTTGACAAGTTTGTAAATTTCAGTCAGTACTACTGGTTACCTCAAGGGCCGGACAGTGTACAAGTATCTGCTACAGACGTACCTACAGAAAAAACTTACACAGTGTCTTACAACCCAACGTTAAACGAATATACGTTTACTGACAACGAAAATATTCCTAATCCACAGATTACATTAGCCCGCGGCGGAGTGTACGAGTTTGTAATCAATGAGCCCGGTAATCAGTTTTTTATTCAAAGCAAACCTGGAATAGATGGTATCAATCCTGACATAACCAGTCAAACCACAAGGTCAGTATTAGGCGTTACCAACAATGGTGAGGATCAAGGCACAGTTACATTTACTGTTCCGCTTGAAGATGCTCAGGTGAGATATACTTCAATGCCTATTGCTGGAAATGCTGATTATGCTACCGCACTCGCATACAATCAAGTGCAAGGTGCTAAACCACAAGAATTAATCGACACTCTCGGGGGCGTTGATGGACCAGTTAAGTATCTTAATGGTACACAAATTATATTTGTTACCACACAGTATATTGATGATGCTTTTTGGGTAAACACCACACGAACAGTTGATGGAGTTGTTTACTTTGATCAAAGCAACTTAGTACCATTGGCAGAAAGAACCAGCATCTATAACATAACGATTGTGCCTGACTCCAATGGTGATGATCGTATACTGCTCACACAAGCAACAACAGTTACTGACGAAAACAAAGTACGTGTGGTAAGCGGGCAAACCAATGCCGGCAAAGAGTTTTTTAAACGGTTGAATGTCTATAACCAAATACCGCAAATCACAGCACCCTTGCCAGTGCTGTACTATCAGAGTTCACTCGACTCAGACGCTGTTGGGTTTATCAGTATAGTTGATCCTATTGCCAACACAATTGATCCCGATATTGAGATTGTAGGAAAACCCAATTACACCAGTCCAAATGGTATAGTGTTTACCAATGGTATGAAGATCAAGTTTGATGCATCAGTTACTACAGCATACCAAAATAAAACCTATTATGTAGAAGGTGTAGGAACAAGCATATCATTGACTGCTGAATCGGAATTGATTCCGATTGAAGATATCAACACCAGTTTTGTGATCAACGGCGGAACAGGCTATGTCGTGGGCGATCGTATCACTCTAGAAGGTGGAACTTTTACCACAGCGGCAACAGCAGTGGTTAGCGCAATTGAAGCAAACACAGCAACAGCAACAGCAACTTTAGACTCAACCACAGCCGGCGTTGCTTCAATTGAAGTGGTTAACGGTGGGTCGGGATATTTAACTGCTCCGGACGTTACTGTCAGTACAAATTCTGCAGGCACAAATGCTAGTGCTACTGCAACAATCACAGCCGGCGTTGTTACAAGTATAACAGTAACAGCCGCAGGAGATGGGTTCCCAGCAATTCCAACCGTTACTATTGATCCGCCAACATCAGGAGCATTAAGCACCTTTGATATTGTTAAACGAGGAGACTATTCTGTTTTACCTACCAACCCAGTTACAGTAACTGGAGGCACAGGGTCAAGCGCAAGACTTGAGGTTTATTTACAACCTGCAACTCCGAACTACTTCACAATAAACAGATCCAGTATTGATCGGAATCCATGGAGTAGAACAAATCGTTGGGTACACACAGATGTGCTTAAAGAAGTCGCACAATACAATTTAAACGATCTGGTATTGGATCAA